TTCTCGCGGCAATGCCCGCGGGATACGTTGTTGGCGTTGTTGAAAAGCCGACGGTGTTGGAAGTAGGACAAAGTCCAATGCTGGTTGCTGACATAAACGTTTCGACGTACTACACACAAACAACATAGGGGACAAAATGCCAACGACAATCATAACTGGTCGCGATTTAGTCGTGACCATTGCAACCGTTAACTACGACGCGCAGGCGACCAGCGCAACACTTGCGAATTCACCAACCGTCGAGACTTACCAGACACTTGACGGCAAGGCTTACAAGCACATTGACGACCAGTGGACTTTCGATCTTTCAATGCTTGCAGACTGGGGCGCGTCAGGTTCATTATGCGAAGCATTATGGACTGCATGCGAATCAGCACCAAACACAACTTTGGCGGTTTCAATGACTGCCGTAACGGGCGCGGTGTTCGCATTCAACGTCATGCCTGTGTTTCCTTCAGTCGGCGGGTCAGCGCCTGACGCACAAACCGTTGACCTATCATTCATTGTGGTGGGAACACCTACTGAAACATTCAGTTAAAAACTACTAATCGGGAGACAAAATGAAGTTACCAATAACAATTGAATACAACGACGGGACGCAGATCACTTACACGGCTGCGCCACCTGAGTGGGTTAAATGGGAAAAGCAAACGGGCAACACAATCGCCCAGGCGCAAGAGAAAATCGGAATTTCCGATCTTGTCTTTCTCGCTTATCACGCCATGAAACGAGAAGCAGCTGGTAAGCCAGTCAAGCCAATCGAAGCATGGACGGAAACTATTTCCGAAGTGATCGTCGGTGAAGCAAACCCAAAAGCCACCCAGTCGGAAGCCTAAGTCGAATCGTGTGGGAAGTAGCCCTGGCAACGGGGCTACCGCCCAGCGAATTTGAATCAGCCGAGGACATTCTTACGATAATCGAAATTTTGGAAAGGCGCGCAAATGGCTAAGGAAGCAATTTCCTACGACAAAGCCGAATTGCGTGCCATTGTCCGTTCATTTAAAGCAATGGACGATCAAGCGTTGGCGCAAGCCAAAGAAGCCACCAGCGAACTGGCAACTTTTGTTCAGGGCAAAATTAAGGCAACCGCGTCAAGCCGTACCCGCAACCTTGTTGATAACCGAATTGCTGACGGTTCAAAGGTTTCCAAGTCGTCGAAAATTGGCGAGATTTCATTTGGTTTTGCTGGACAAAAATTAAGCGGTGGCGGTACGACCCAACAGGTTTGGGGCGGTTATGAATTTGGTTCAAATCGTTTCAAGCAGTTTCCAGTTTGGTCAGGGCGCGAAGGTCGCGGGTCACGCGGTTGGTTTATCTATCCAACACTTCGAAGCGTTCAGCCTGACATTGTTAAAAAATGGGAAGAATCGTTTTCTAAGATCGTTAAGGAGTACAACTAATGGCTGGCAGTCGTACCCTTAAACTTTCGATTCTTGGCGACGTTGATAATCTGAACAAATCGCTGAAAACCGCGTCGGCTGACGTTGAAACTTTCGGCGACAAAATGGGCAAGGTTGGCAAAATGGTTGGCGCTGCGTTTGCTGCCGCAGCCGCAGCCGCTGGTGCTTACGCAATCAAAATCGGCGTTGAAGGTGTCAAAGCCGCCATTGAAGACGAGAAGGCACAAACACAATTGGCATTGGCGTTGGAGAACGCTACGGGCGCGACAACCGCGCAAATCGCCGCAACCGAACAATCAATTCTTCAAATGTCACTTGCCACGGGTGTGGCTGACGATCAATTGCGACCAGCATTGGGTCGCCTGGTTAGATCGACGGGCGACATCACAAAGGCGCAAGATTTGCTTTCAACCGCACTGGACGTTTCAACGGCAACAGGCAAACCGCTGGAAACAGTGGCAAACGCATTGGGTAAGGCGTACGACGGAAACACCGCAGCCCTGGGCAAATTGGGAATTGGTCTTTCAGCTGCTGAATTGAAAACAATGGATTTCACCCAGGTACAGGGACGCCTTTCAGATTTATTTGGCGGGGCTGCTGCCCGTAATGCTGACACATACGCGGGACGAATTGCACGCATGCAGGTCGCCTTCGACGAAGCAAAAGAAACAATTGGTTTTGCGTTGTTGCCTATTCTTGAAAAGGTAATTAACTTCATCAATGAAAACGCATTGCCAGCAATTAACGCATTTTCGAAAGCGTTTAGCCTGGACGGTCAAGGACTTGGCGGGACAATCACGACCGTCGGCAACATCATTACCAGTGTTTTCACGCCGATCATCAATGGCATGATCAAAGCCTTTTCCTACGTCAAAGACGCAATCGGTGACAACCTTGACACTTTCAAGGAATTTGGGGCGTTGATTGCAACCTATGTTGCACCAGTCATAGGCACAGTTTTGGGCGGTGCATTACAGGTAGCAGGCAAAATCGCAGGCGGTGTTATTGACGTCATTGCTGGTGTTGTCAAAATTCTCAACGGCTTAATTTCAGGTGCAGTTGCAGGTATCAATGCTTTAATTTCTGCCTATAACGCAATACCGTTTTTGCCAAACGTCAGCAAGATTTCAACACCGTCCGTCAGTGTGCCTACAATCAAGACACCAACAGTGCCAACAACGACAACGACAATACCTAAGATTTCAGCACCGTCAGGCGGTGGCGCAACAACCACGTCAAGCGGTGGCGGTGTTTCAACAGCTGCAAGAGTGGCTGCAACCGCTGCCGCTGCGACGACTGGTGGCATTGGTTCATTTGATGCTGGACGTTTCCGTATGGGCGAGGAAAAAGACCGCGCAGGCACAACAATCAACCTGACCGTAACTGGCGCGTTTGATCGCGAGGGGACTGCACGCACGATCGTTGAAACATTGAACGATTCGTTTTACCGTGGCACGGGCGGTGCGGGAAGCCTTCAAATAGCATGACACAATGGTCACCTATTTGGAAAGTCACAATCGACGGCATTGAATACACAACCGCGGTTCTGGCTAATCTGACCATTCAAAGCGGTCGAACAAACATTTATGAGCAGGCGCAAGCGGGTTACACCAACATTCAATTGATCGACGTGAACCAAACTGCAATACCAGTCAAAATCAATTCAACGATTTCAATTCAGGTCAAAAACACGTCAAACACATTTGTCCCAATCTTCGGCGGTAACGTCGTGGACATTGGGTTGGAAGTGCGCGACGTGGGTTCAACTATGTTCACGCAGACTTATTCGATCACGGCATTGGGTGCGCTGGCACGTTTGCCGAAAGCATTGACTAACGGCGTGCTTTCAAAGGAATTTGACGGCGATCAGATTTATGACATTCTCAGCGACGTTTTGTTCAATACCTGGGCTGACGTTCCAGGGGCAGTCACGTGGGCAACCTACACACCCGCAACAACAACGTGGGCAACGGCTGAAAATAACGGTTTAGGTGAAATCGATCGCCCTGGCAATTATGAATTGGCGGCGCGTTCATCAAACCGAACTGACGTGTATTCACTGGTTTCGGCGTTGGCAATTTCAGGGCTGGGTTACATTTTTGAAGATTCTGCGGGTCGAATTGGATACGCGGACAGTACCCACCGCACCCAATACCTGACGACAAACGGGTACGTTGACCTTACGGCAAACCATGCCCGTGCAGCAGGTTTGCGCATTGCAACCCGTGCAGGCGACGTTCGGAACAATGTAACGATCAAATACGGCGCAACCAGCAGCAGCGAACGATCTGCCAGCGATACCGATTCAATTAACGAGTACGGGCAACTTTCGCAGATTATTGAAACAACCTTGCACAATGCAGCTGACGCAACCAGTCAAGCCAATTTCTATTTGGCATTGCGTAAAACACCGCAAGCCATTTTTTCAGAAATTACTTTTGACCTGACCAATCCTGAATTGGACAATAGTGACCGCGATAACCTGATCAATGTATTCATGGGAATGCCAGTAGCGGTCAACGATCTACCTTCAAACATGGGTTCAATCTTTCAGGGCTTCGTCGAGGGCTGGACATTCAAAGCCGCTTACAACAGACTTTCGGTGACCTTAACTGCGACACCGACTGCATACTCATTGCAAGCATTGCCGTGGGCAGACATTTCAAACACATTTACCTGGTCGGGCGTGTCGCCAACGCTGGACTGGGCACGTGCAACAATTATCACCTAAGAAGGAGAGAAAATGGCAAACCCAACCACGAATTTCAACTGGCAAATGCCAACGTCGAGTGATCTCGTCACGGACTTGCCAGCCGATTTTGAAGTCTTTGGGCAGGCGGTTGACACAACCCTGGTTGACCTTAAAGGCGGCACAACTGGTCAGGTTTTGTCTAAGGCTTCAAATACCGACATGGATTTCACATGGATAGCCCAGGACGACATGAGTTTGGCAATCAATGCCCAAACTGGAACGTCATACACTGCGGTTCTAGCGGACGCAACTAACACGCTTGTTACAATGGACAACGCTTCAGCAAACACTTTCAACATTCCAACAGACGCAAGCGTTGCATTTGACATTGGAACAGTCTTAAACATTTACATGAAGGGCGCGGGAATCACAACAATTACCGCAACCACACCAGGTACAACGACCGTCGTTTCAGCAGGTGCAACAATCGGTTCACCAGTATTGGCGCGCTACAAGACCGCAAGTGCGATTAAATTAGCTGCTAATTCATGGACGGTCATTGGCGGAATCGCTTAATGCGTAATCCAATTTTTGGCATAGTAGCAAGCGCGGGTCCAAGTTTTTCTGCAACTGGTGGAAATGAAGTCAAAACAGTGGGTGCTTATCGTTATCATTTTTTCACAGGTAATGGAAACTTGGTAGTTACTGGAACTGGATCAGTTCAAATAACTTGCATTGGTGGCGGTGGAGCTGGCGGTTACAATAATGGCGGTGGCGGCGGTGCAGGTGAGTTAGACATCTGGACAAGTTTTAGCGCAACTTCTAACACTTATGCAGTCGTTGTTGGCGCAGGTGGTGCGACAGTAAATAGCGCGACAAAAAATCCTGGTGGAACTTCTACTTTTAACTCTACAACTGTTACTTCTCTAGGCGGTGGCGGTGGCGGCACAGGCGGAAGTGGTGATGGTGGTTCAGGCGGTTCTGGTGGTGGCGCTAGAGAAGGTAATACGCCTGGAAGTGCAAGTGGCAGCAACACTAATGCAGGTGGTTATGGTACTTCTGGAAGAAACTGCGGCGGCGGTGGTGGTGCGACGGCAGTAGGTGGAAACAGTAGTTCTGACATTGGCGGCACAGGCGGTCAAGGTTATACCTTAACAACGATTGACAGTAATTTAACTTCCGCTAATTTTACAAGTTTGTCTGGCATGACAGTCGTTTCTTCAGGCGGCGGTGGCGGTGGAGAATTAGGAAGTGCCGCTGGTACTGGTGGAACAGGCGCAGGTAATGGTGCATTTGGTACAGGTGGTGCTAATGGAACAGCTGCAACTTCTTATGGTTCAGGCGGCGGCGGTGGCGCAGGTGCGACTATTGCAAACGAAAATGGTAAAGGTGGTGCAGGTAAAAATGGTGTTGTTATTGTGAGGTACGCAGTATGAGAAACTTTGCTTTATTAAATGAAGAAAACATCGTAATTAACATTTCAATTGGTGACGATGATTGGGATTCTACGGGTTGGGTTGAATACACAGATAAAAACTGTGGTATTGGATACACGTACAATGCAAACTTAAATTCATTTATCGAACCAATTTGCCATGCAGAAGCAATTCTTGATGAATTAACTGCACAATGGATTTGCGAAAACGAGGCACATAATGAACTTTCCTGACGGCACAAATGCCCGCTTGATCGAAGTCGCAGCAGCTGAAGTCGGCACAATTGAAGAAGGCGACAACCTGACAAAGTACGGCAAATTTACAAAAGCAGACGGTTTGCCCTGGTGTGGAAGTTTCGTCAATTGGGTTTGCCACACGGCTGGCGTAAAGATTCATTCAGTGGTCAGCACTGCAATTGGCGCACATAAATTCAAAGAGATTCAACGCTGGTCATCAATGCCGCAATTAGGTTATTTGGCGTTCATGGATTTTCCACATGACGGCGTTGATCGCATTTCTCACATTGGAATTGTTGTGGGGCTTATCGATTCAAAGACGTGCTTAACGATCGAAGGAAATACCAGCGGGACAGGCGACCAGCGCAATGGCGGCATGGTAATGGTAAAGGTTCGTTCGTACGGTGAAGGCAAGGAAATTGTCGGTTTTGGCATTCCAAAGTTCGTGCCATACAAAGGCGAATTTCCAAAAATCGAAATACCTACAACGGCAGCGAAGCCAAAAAAGGAGACAAAAAAATGGTCGAAGCCAAAGCCCTGATCGCGTCATGGGCGCGTTCATTCATGGCAGCAGCACTTGCCCTATACATGGCGGGTGTTACTGACCCAAAGACCCTTGCAATGGCAGGTGTTGCAGCGGTTGCACCAGTGATTTTGCGCTGGTTAAATCCAAACGACAAAGCCTTCGGTTCTACGGGGAAGTGAACCGTCGATTCGCAGCGGCTGGGTTGGTTTGGGCACTTGCACTAACCCAGTCCGCTTGCGGGTATCAGGGGTGGACACGTTATGAATGCCAAGAATTCGACAACTGGGGGAAAGCGCATTGCCAAAAACCGCAATGTCTCCCCACTGGAACATGCACTGACGACCTACTTGGAATTGAATCGCAACAGACCCGCACGCCGTAAGTCGCCCGAAGAAGTCCACGCGCAGCTGATCTTGATTATTGGTTCAACCCTTGCAGCAGTGTTTTTGGTTGTAACGGTTGGCATAACATACGCACTCATTTTCGTCACGCAACCAGTCAGCGCGCAAGCACCCAATGACGCAGCCTTTATTGATCTGTTGAAAACCCTGGCTATTTTCTTGACTGGTTCATTGGGCGGTGTACTCGCTGGCAATGGACTGAAATCGAAGCCAAAGCCTGGAGACACGCCGACAAACACGCAAGGTTCTTGACGGCGCGCCAATCATGCGTCACCCTGAATTCAGGTGGTAGCCCTACCGCCAAGAATCGGGAGAATTCAAAATGGTACTTGATCTATTAGACCCGCAAACGCTGGGTCGTTTATCGCTTGTCATCATTCTTATGGTGATTTCAGCCGCTGCGGGATACGCAAAAGGCTTTAAAGAAGGCAAGCGTGAAGGCATGGCACGACGTAAGGCAATTAGCCGTCACGCTACAAACAAGGCGGTGAACTAATGGCTGGCTTCCTGGACAATTACGAGGACGTAGCGGCACGAATCAAACGTTTTTGGGAGACACACCCTTCAGGGCGCATTGAAAACAACATTGTGGAATTCAACGCTGAAAAGGGATTTATTCTAGTTCAGACATTAATCTTCAAAGAGTACGAAGATGAAAAGCCGTCGGCGATCGATTACGCATTCGGCAACGTGGCAACCTACAACGTCCAAATGAAAAAGTTTTTCGTTGAAGATACGGTCACGTCCAGCATTGGACGCTGCATTGGTTTGCTACTGGGCACGGACAAACGCCCAACCCGTCAAGACATGGAGAAGGTCGAATCGATCAGCACGACCGTTGCCAAATCTACGGCTAACGATTATGACCCGTGGTCAAAAAAGTTCGGCGACGTTCCTAGTTTCAAGACCGCAGCTGAAGCCGAGCAGTCAGGCATTCCTTCATTGGGTTCATCAATGGACGAAATTGCCAAGCAATTGGGCGGTGAATTAGTCCAGGAAGCACCGCAATGCAGCCACGGTCACATGATTTGGAAACAAGCAGCAGCAGGCGCAGCAAAGAATTGGGGCGGGTATTTCTGCACCGAGCGCACAAAGGCAACGCAATGCACGCCGCGTTGGTACGTCCTGACTTCAACAGGAAAGTGGGCGCCACAAGTATGAGCGATTTAAGAAAGATTTACACATCACCCGACGGCAAGATTTATAGTTTCAGCGGATACGGCGGGGTTGAGAATTGTTCAGATTGTGACGACTTCACCCAAGTCAA